CTCTTTTTGTTTATAAATATCGTAGAGGTAAAACATGGCAAAACTAAACAAGCAACCAGAAAATACAAGTTTTCTACAACCAACAAAATTTCAGTTGACATTCAAAAGAATGCCCAACATAACATATTTTTGCCAAACGTTCAACCTACCTGGTTTGTCAATGTCAGAAGTTGTGCGAAATACTCCATTTGTAGATCTATATGTTCATGGCGACAAAGTTCAATATGAACCATTGGACTTGACTTTTATGGTAGACGAAGATCTTCGTACTTGGTTAGAGATGCACAATTGGATAACTGGACTCACATTCCCCAAAAATTTTGAACAGTATCGTCGTCTGTTAAAAGACAATCAAGATTATGGTGGTACTGTGTCTGACGCAGTCATGACAATAATGTCGAATAAAAATACACCAAATATTCGTATTACATTTAGAGACTGTTTTCCCACTATGGTATCTTCAGTCTCATTTGATTATACGATGGATGCAAGCATGACACTAACAGCTTCCGCAACATTCAGATATAACTATTTTGATGTTGACATTCTTTGATTTATAGTGTATAGTCACTATATTTCCAAGAATGGTGGATTATGATCAGAAACATTGATGACTTGATGGAAGCATGGAAGAAGGATTCACAGATTGATAGCACCGAGTTGGGCACAGAGTCCATTCGTCTATCGTCTCTACATGCCAAATACATAGAAGTATATAAGCATCAGAAGATGCGCGAACAGAAACTTCAGTTTGATCTCAACAAATTGACCAAGTTGAAATGGAGATATTATGATGGCAAACTCAATGGCACAGAAGAACTTGAGCAACTTGGTTGGGAACCCATGCGTGAAAAGTATCTTCGCGCCGACATTGGCACCATGATTGATGGTGACGATGACGTTCTTGAGATCAAGAACAAGTTATCATATACGGAACTTTTCGTTGACTGTTGCGAAAAGATCATCAAGGAAATCCACCAGCGTTCATTCAATTTGAAGAATGCTATAGAATGGCAGAAGTTTACGCAAGGTGTCTGAGAAAATAATCGTTGCAAAAAAGAATGAAGCATACATAATGATCTCTTGCGAGCGTAGTGTCGCACGGGAAATTTCTGACTACTTCACATTCTATGTTCCAGGATATCAATTTACTCCAGCGTTTCGCAATCGTCTCTGGGACGGCAAGATACGCATGTATGACACTAGAGATTCTACTCTCTATTATGGTCTAATACCGCATCTACAATCTTTTGCCGAAGAACGCAACTACAAGATTATCTTTGATGACAAGGTTCTTCAAACAACTTCTTTCTCTTTGCATGAAGCAAAAGAATATGCTGAGTCTTTGCAAATACAAAGCCGCAACAAGGATATTGAGGCTAGAGATTATCAAATAGAAGCATTTGCACATTGTATTCGTAATCGTAGACAAATGTTGATATCTCCAACAGCATCAGGTAAATCACTTATTGCATATCTTATCACGCGACATATGACAGATCAAGATAAAAAAGGATTGATCATTGTTCCTACGACATCTCTAGTTGAGCAGTTATATACAGATTTCCAAGATTACTCAACGAAAAATGGTTGGAGTGTTGAAGATAATATTCATAGAATCTATTCTGGTCGTGAAAAGTCTTCCGATAAACTTGTGACAATATCTACTTGGCAATCTCTATATACTTTGCCAAAAAACTATTTCAATTATGAATGGGTTATCGGAGACGAAGCACATAACTTCAAGGCCAAGTCGCTCACAACGATCATGACCAATCTAGACAATGCTTCTCTACGCATTGGCATGACTGGAACACTTGATGGAACAAAGACGCACAAACTTGTTCTTGAAGGTCTGTTTGGTCCTGTACGCAAGACAGTAACCACAAAAGAACTTATTGACAAGAAACAACTGTCCGACTTTGAGATCAAGTGTCTCGTCCTAAAATATCCAGAAGAGATCTCTCGTCTTCTCAAGGATGCAAAATATATTGACGAGATGAAATATATCGTGACGAGCGATGCACGAAACAAGTTCATTCGGAATCTTGTTCTATCGCTTGAGGGCAATACTCTCATTCTTTTCCAATATGTTGACAATCATGGAAAAGGATTGCATAAATTGATTGAAGAAAAAGCTGAAGGTAGAAAAGTCTTTTTTGTCCATGGTGGAACAGAAACGGAAACCAGAGAAGAGATTCGTGCAATCGTTGAAAAGGAAAACAATGCAATCATAGTTGCATCATATGGCACATTCTCCACTGGTATCAATGTTCGCAATCTTCACAACATCATCTTTGCCTCACCATCCAAGAGTCGCATTCGCAATCTGCAGTCCATTGGTCGTGGATTGAGACTTGGTGACAACAAGAAAAAGGCTGTACTTTTTGATATAGCTGATGATCTACGATACAAGAAACATGAGAACTTTACCTTGAAACATTTCCGGGATCGTGTTAGAATATACAATGAAGAGCGTTTTGAATACAAACTATATAACATAGAACTCAAGGTATAACCATGGAAATACTTTATATAAAACTAAAGAATGGTACGGATCTCATCTCCAATACCTCAATAAAGGGAAAGAATGTTACCCTTGAGAATCCTATGGCTGTGCGTCAATATGCAGATCAGACTGGACGTATTTCTCTTTCATTTCATGAATGGGTACCATCTGATTTCGTGGATGTATCTTCCTTTGTTATTGATAAGGAAGAAACGCTCATCATCTGCAGCACCTCTGTTAGAATAAAGGAATTCTACAAGGAGTGTATCAAGCCAGCAGATACAACAGATGAAGACGGTGAAGAAGCATCAACCGATGCATATTCAAGTCTCATGAAGTTACTGAGTAGTAATAGAAAACTATTGCATTGAGCTGAACATTACAAATGTACCGCTTTGTCAAGTGAAAGTCAAGAGAAATCGTCATGAAAAAAACCCCATCCAATCACTACATAGATAACAATGAGTTCCTAGCAGTTCTGGTCAAGTACCAGAAAGATGTGCGAAGAGCAAAACGCAATAAGGAAAACAAACCGCCCATACCAAACTACATAGGCGAATGTTTCATGAAGATTGCGGAACATCTATCGTATCGTCCCAACTTTGCGAACTATTCGTATCGTGATGAGATGATAGCCGATGCGATTGAAAATTGTCTCATGTATTTCGAGAACTTTGATCCAAAGAAATCAAAGAATCCTTTTGCATACTTCACGCAAATAGTGTATTATGCATTCATTCGTAGAATATCTAAAGAGAAGAAACAACAGTATGTGAAATACAAGTCTTTGGAGAACTCAAGAATATTTGATGAAATTACTGGTGAGGATCTTGAATTATTGGGATCTGAACTCAAATCTAATATCGTCAAAGGTCAAGAGATCTACGACAACATGGCAGAGTTCATAGAGAACTTTGAACAGACACGCAAGGTAAAGAAAGAAAAGTCGTCCAAGAAAGTAGGAATAGAAAAGTTTTACGAAGGAGATACCAATGGCTGAACAGGAGCCACTACCAGCATCAATAGAATACTTGATCAAGAACATGTTGGATTCAAACCAAGATGTGTGGCGTCGTCAACCGTTTCGTCAACGTCTTGCCAGAATGCGCGATTTGATTGATGAAAAGATCGTCAAGTATGATGCTGAATATACAAAAGCAAATAAAAATGTGACTCCGTTCAAGAGAGTATCTAAGTGAAGATTGCCATCATCAACGATACTCATGCAGGCGCAAGAAATGACTCTCTTGCGTTTGATGATTATTTTTTTCGTTTTTGGGATAATGTTTTCTTTCCATACTTGAAAGAGAATAATATCACCACTGTGTTTCATCTTGGCGATATCGTTGATCGGCGCAAGTTCATCAATTATGTGATTCTCAATCGCTGGAGAAACAAGTTCTTTGGTCGCATGAAAGACATGGATCTCAAGCTGCATGTCTTGGTGGGAAATCACGATGTGCCATACAAGAACACGAACGACATCAATGCGATTGAAGAATTGTTTGAACAGAATGAATACATTCAAGTTTATAAAGAACCGCGCGACATAGTTGTCGATGGTGTTGAGATTTGTTTATTGCCATGGATCAATGTCGAGAATCATCAGAGAACAGTTGAGCATATCAAGTCCAGTAGAGCACAGATAGCATTTGGGCATCTGGAGATTGCTGGATTTGAAATGGATCGTGGTAATATTTGCCATGATGGCATGAGTCGTTCCGTGTTCGACAAGTTTGAAACTGTATTGTCTGGTCATTTTCATCACAAGTCATCAGATGGTCATATCACATATCTCGGAAATCAATATCAAATGACATGGGCAGACTATGGTGACAAGCGTGGCTTTCATGTGTTTGATACAAACACCAGAGAGTTGTCATTTGTAGAAAATCCATATCAGATGTTCTACAAGATATCATATGACGACAAGAGTGATTTGGACTTTGATAAGTTGAAGACGATTGATTTTTCACAATATTCTGGAACATATGTGAAAGTATTGGTGCTAAACAAGACCAATCCATTTCTATTTGAGAGATTCATGCAGAAGTTGACTGATGCTGCACCATTGGACATAAGCATCGTGGAAGACTTTTCCGAATTGACAAATGGTGCTGATGACGATATAATAAATGAAGGTGAAGATACGATGACCATACTAGACAAGTATGTAGACGGTCTTCAAATGGAATCATCGGACAAACTCAAGTCTATTCTTAGAGAGTTGTATCTTGAAGCGGTAAATTTGGAAAAAGTATGATCTTCTTTGAAACCATCCGTTGGAAGAACTTTCTCAGTACGGGAAACGACTTCACGGAGATAAAACTCAACAAGTCATCCACGACATTGATCGTGGGTAACAACGGTAGCGGAAAGTCAACACTCTTGGATGCGTTGACTTTCGCGCTATTTGGTAAGCCATTTCGTGGCATCAACAAACCAGGGCTATTGAATAGCGTCAATGAAAAAGACTGTGTTGTAGAGATTGAGTTCAAGATCGGAAAAAAGTCATACAAGATTGTTCGTGGCATAAAGCCGGGGAAATTTGAAATCTATTGCGACGATCAACTTGTCAATCAGGATGCTTCATCCAGAGACTACCAAGAACACCTGGAGAAGTTCATTCTCAAGATGAATTTCAAATCGTTCACGCAGATCGTTGTTCTTGGCTCATCTACATTCGTGCCATTCATGCAGTTGTCTGCATCTGATCGTCGTGCAATCATTGAAGATCTTTTGGATATTCAAATCTTTTCGTCCATGAATGCTGTGCTCAAGCAGAAACTTGTTGCACTCAAGGACATGATGAATGATGTCTCACATCGTCGTGAATTGACTAAGGTGAAGATTGAATCGACCAAGAAGTTGATTGAAGAATTGGACAATACAAATGTTATTCAGATTGAAAAGATCAATCGTGATATTGCAAATAGCAATGTTCAAATAACAACATTGACAACTGAATACAATGATCTTCAGGCTGAGATTGAAGAATTGAGCAAGTCAATCTCTGACGAGAGAAAGACAAACAACAAGTTGTCCAAACTAAATGATCTATCGGTCAAGATCAACTACAATATCTCAAAGACTCAAACCGATATTGATTTCTATCATGAAAATGATAATTGTCCAACATGTCGTCAATCAATTGAAGAAGACTTCAAGGCCGAACAAATCAAGTCGTATGACGAGAAGATTCTGGAGTACAAAAGAGGTCTCGGCGATATTGACAAGGAAATGAAGAAGGTCAATGATAGGATTGACGAGATAAAGAAGATTGCAAAGAAGATAGTTGACAAGTCGTCGGAAATGCACAAGAAAACTGCAACCATAACTGCTGTTCGTGGTTATATTGATCGTCTTGTCAAGGACAAGGAAAACATTGAAACCAATAGAACGATTGATACTACGCACACGGATGACTTGAAAAACTTGGAAAACAAGTTGTTGGAACTTGATGAAGAAGAAAAGAAGATCGTGAATGACAAGCATCATCACGAACAAGTTGCCATTCTTCTAAAAGATAGTGGCATCAAGACAAAGATCATCAAGCAATATTTGCCAATCATGAACAAGCTGATCAACAAGTATTTGGCTTCGATGGAATTCTTTGTCAACTTCAACATCAATGAGAACTTTGAGGAAGTCATCAAGAGTCGTCATCGTGACGAATTCTCCTATGAGAATTTTTCTGAAGGCGAGAAGCAGAAGATTGATTTGTCGCTATTGTTCACTTGGCGCGCGATAGCAAAGATGAAGAATAGTGTTAGCACCAATCTTCTTGTGTTGGACGAGATCTTTGATAGTTCTCTGGATTCAAATGGTACGGAAGAACTTCTAAAGATCTTGAATTCCATAAGCACGGATACGAATGTATTTGTGATCTCACACAAGGGTGATATTCTTTTTGACAAGTTTAGATCAGTTGTTAGATTTGAAAAGGTAAATAACTTCTCAAGGATAATGAAATGACATCAAATATTGATTGGACTTCGCCCCGGGCGACACTTCAAACTTATCAAGACTTTGCTAAAGGCAATGATCGGTTTGAGTCTTTGACTGTCGACACAAAGATGATTACTGTTACGCACAAGGTTACTGAATTTGAAGATATAACAAAAGATGAAAAGCGTTATGAACAATACATCAAGGAAAAAATGGCACTTGAGATTGCCAATTTGATCTTGAAAGACGATCTTGTTTTGTTTACGAAACAAAACGATGTTGCAACATACACAAAAACATATCGTGCGCGAGCATTCTTGGCAAACAAAGATATTGTATCTATTCTCGTAAAGTCCGATATAAAATAAAGGAAAGTAAAAAATGATAGAAGGTGGTATGCTAAAAATCAATACGGCGGCGCAAACGATTCGTCCGTATGAAATCTATGATCTTGTGAAATCAACTGATCCAGTTCTCAAGCAAATCTGCAAGCCATTTGATTTTGCAAATCCCCCTATTGATCCAATTCATCTCTCATCGTCTTTGTTTGAGACGATGTTCAAGCATAGTGGTCTTGGATTGTCTGCGCCACAAGTTGGAATACCATATCGTGTATTTGTCATTGGATATGATAACACGAACAAGCAAGTGTTTTTCAATCCAGAGATCATTGAGAAATCAGAGCGTGAAGACGATCATCTTGAAGGATGCTTATCATTCAAAAGATTGTTTTTCAAGATTTCTCGTCCGCAAGAAATCAAGATCAAGTATCAGCATGTTAGCGGCAAATGGGATGAAACTAAGTTCGTAGGCTTGACCGCTAGATGTATTCAGCATGAGATGGATCATCTTGATGGCATTTGTTTTACGGATAGAGTTGGTAAGACAACTCTTATGATGGCAAGAGAAAAAGAACGCAAATTGAGAATAAAGATGACCAGAGATGCTAGAAAGTGATTGGAGATACTGGGAGAAGCATGACATGAAAGATAGTGAGTTTCTTTTTTGGTTGAGAGATAGACTCATCAATGTCTACGGTGAAGATCCACATATCGACTATGTTCAAAAACTATATTCCATAGCCAGAAAAGTGGAAGATGATGAGAACTATTGGAATAGAGTAATAGATAGTTCTAGACAAACAGACTAAATCATGTTATGATTGTTTTTTATCATAGGATATCGTGATGTACCAAAAATATACCGTTGATGATGTAAAGAAGTCTTCCGCTCGTAAATTGTTCAATGTGATTTCCACGTTTGCTGGCGGCGGTGGCTCTTCTACTGGATATCGTCTTGCTGGTGGTAATATCATCGCAATCAATGAATTCGTTGAAGAAGCAATCAAGACATACTCAACGAACTTTCCTGACACCAAGATCATACCCGGCGACATCAAGAAATTGACTGCAAAAGACTTTCTTGATACAGCTGGACTCAAGCCTGGCGAACTTGATATTCTTGATGGATCTCCACCGTGTTCAGCATTCTCTGTTGCAGGTAAGCGCGAGAAGGGTTGGGCTGGACATGTCACAGATACACGCAAGTCATACTTTGACGATGATGGTAATATCATTGAAGAAGGCGAACTTCTTGTTCAAGAAGGTATCAAGAAGTACTCTGATGGCAAGACCGTAGAAGCCATTGAAGATCTATTTTTGGAATTCATTCGTATCGCAAAAGAGATCAAGCCAAAGGTAATCGTTGCCGAGAACGTCAAAGGCATCACGTTTGGTGAAGCCAAAAGCAAACTATATGAGTTTGTCAATTCGTTTGAAAAGATTGGATATCAAGTTACATATCAGGTATTGAATGCAGCAGATTTTGGTGTGCCACAAGCAAGAGAGCGTACTCTATTTGTCTGCATACGCGAAGATGTATGTGATGCAATTGGCTTGAACTTCCTCAATATTCACTCTACTGTTTTTCCTAATGCAACATATGCAAAGCACATATCTTTGCGCGAGGCAATTGAAGACATAGAGAATGATCCGAACGAATTGCAGGAACTCTATGACTATGTGCAAAATGGCTTTCAAAAAGATTGGATCACGAAACTACCTTTCAATCCAACAAGACATACAAAGCCATCGGACAAGGAATTTCGCGATTGGAATCCCAAGGCATCATGCTTCAACATGATTCGCCCATGTCCAGATCTTCCGTCTCCAACTTTGACTCAGCGCGGACAACAGAAGTCCGTATCTGGCGTGTTTCACTATGCCGAGAATAGAAAGTTCACGATCAAGGAATTGAAGCGTATCATGAGTCTACCCGAAGACTTTGTTCTTACAGGCACGTTTGATCAACAGGCTGAGAGAATTGGACGCATGGTTGCACCAAAGATGATGGCTGCTCTTGCAGGTAGCATCTATGAAAATGTTTTGAAGCCATATAATGATAGCCAAGTTACTAAGTGAAGAAATAGAAAAAGCATCAAACGATATCAACGTCGCTGTACTTTTGTCTGGCGGCGTTGATAGCATTTCTGTGGCATTAGCAGCACATCGTGTTGGTAAGAAGATTACTGCATACACGTTTCATCTAAAAGACCAGCCGACATATGATGCAAGTAAAGCACAAGAAATAAGTAAGATCATGGGTTGGTCGTGCAAGACGATTGAAATTCCTGTTGACAATGTTATACGGGATTTCATTCGCCTTCGTCGTGAAGTAGATTGTCAGAAGAAGACACACTATGAATGCTGCTTTCCTTTTCTATATGTCTATCCGCAAATAGAAGAGAAAGAAGTGCTTAGTGGATGGGCTGCCGATGGTTACTATGGCGTATCCAAGAAAGCCAATCTACACTACAAGCATACGATGGAAAAGTTCAACGAATTTCGTGAAGATTATTTTCTGCTTGATCACTGTGCTGGCTATCTTTGGCACAAGAGGATTGCTGATATGCACAACAAGATCTTTATCACACCATATCTAACCGAGCCAGTAAAACAGTTTTTTTGGACCAAAGACTGGTATGAATTGAATCAGCCATTTCAGAAACACCATGTAGTAGAAGCATTTGATGAATTTTCTAGATTTGGTGCCGTAAAGAAACACATCAATCTGCAATTGGGCTCAGGTGTTGACAAACTGTTTGAATCTGTTATAATACCTGACAAGACGATCAACTATCGTAATAGAAAACGCATCATGGATATTTGCAAGGATTGGAGAAATAGATGACACAAAAATTTACATTTGCCCAGCGCGAAGAGGGTTTTGACAATCACATTAGCCAGTCCATTCGCGGATACAACGACTTGATTGGTGATGTCATCAATCTCTCGCAGTATTTTGTAGAGAACGATACTGTCGTCTATGATATCGGCTGTTCAACTGGCAAGATGCTTCGTGCAATGATTGGTCAGAACGAGAAAATTGCACCTCGTGCCAATTATGTAGGAATTGAGATTGAAGAAGATTTCTTCAAGTTCTTTGATGAGAATGTTCAGAGTAATTTGGAGTTCATTCGGAATGATGTGCGTGATGTAAGTTTTGCTGTCAATACATCTTTGATCACTTCTATTTTCACTCTTCAGTTCATGCCCAGACAAGATCGTCAGGATGTCATCAATCAAATCTATAACTGTTTGATTCCCGGTGGGGCGTTCATCTTTGCCGAGAAGACGATTGGCAACAATCCGATGATTCATGAGATGCGTACATTCACCTACTATGATTTCAAGAAACTCAGTTTCACCTATGACGATATCATGACGAAGGAAAAGAAACTGCGTTCCATGTTGAAGTCCAATAGTCGTCAGGAATTGATTGAAATGTGTGAGATTGCTGGATTCAATCCCAATTCAATTGATTCGTTCTGGCAAAACTTTGCGTTTACTGGATTCATTGCAATCAAGAACTGATTGGGAATTCCAATATACATATGTGGTAGATGCATAGCTGCTATGCATTGGGAAAACAAAGATTGTCCTTGTTTCCAAGAAACGATCAGAGTATACTGACCACATGATCGAGAAAAAGACACCCACCATTCACCGGGAAGCCAAGTCACAGCTTGCGCGTCTCATGGCCAACGAGAACCTCACGGTCGAGCATCGTGCAGTTCGTACAGCGTCCTTCGACACGAATAATCGTGTTCTGACGCTTCCAATCTGGACTGACATGACTGGCGATATCTATGATACGCTGGTTGGTCACGAGGTTGGACATGCGCTGGATACTCCAGCGGGTGTCGATGCCATTCTTTCCGCAATCAAGGCGATTGACGCCAACAACATGCATGGCGCCAAGATGTTCCTCAATGTGGTTGAGGATGCTCGCATTGAAAAGATGGTGCGTCGTCGTTATCCTGGTATGCGTCGTTCCTTCTCTCTCGGCTACAAGCAGCTGTTGGATCGGAACTTCTTTGGCACGATTGGTCGTGACCTGAAGACGTACAAGCTGATTGACCGCGTCAATCTGTACTTCAAGCTGGGTTCGGCTGCGATCATTGACTTCTCTCCCAAGGAGATGGAGTTGGTTCGCATGGTTGACAACAGCGAATCCTTTGAGGACGTTGTCGCCGCAGCCAAGGCGCTCTATCAATATGCCAAGGATCATAAGGAAGACCAGCCTGATCAGGACGGCGATCAGGACGAAGACTATGACATGTATCCGGATGACGACGGAAACTATTACATGGAGAGCGAGTCTTCTGACGAAAATGACGAGGAGGATGAGTCTGACGACGAGACTGGTTCTCCTTCCGATCGGGACGATGAGGACGACGAGTCCATGTCCAAGTCCGAGGCTGAAGATGGTGAGGATGGGTCCGATGATGAGGACTCAGATTCTGAGGATGCCTCTGACTCTGAGGATGAGCCGATTGATGATGTAGGCACTTCGGAAAACAATCCGACTTCCGAGACTCAGGAGTCTTGGGAAAACCAGAAGGACAAGCTGCTCTCTGGTGCGGTTCGCGGTTACCTTTACTGCAACATTCCCGAGATTGATGGTCATAATTGGATTGTGCCTTACAAGCAGATCCATTATGGAAATGGTAAGACTGGCGAGGGGCGCATCGACGGCCTGTCTACGGTTGTTCAAGCGGAAGGCTGGAATGGTCTTCGTGGTCCGAACGAGGCCGAGCGTTTTGCCATGCTCAACAAGTTCAAGAGCGAAAATGCACCCATCATTTCCTTCATGGTGAAGGAGTTTGAAATGCGTAAGGCTGCTGAGCAGTATGCTCGTCAGTCTATCGCCAAGACTGGCGTGATCAACACCAACAAACTCCATACCTACAAGTACAATGACGATATCTTCCGTCGCATCACCAATGTGCCGACTGGCAAGAATCATGGTCTTGTTCTTATTCTGGATTGGTCTGGTTCCATGGGTCAGCAGATTACGGGCACCATTGAGCAGCTTCTGAACATGGCACTCTTCTGCCGTCGTGTCCAGATTCCGTTTGAGGTGTTTGCATTCAGCGATGGTTATCACCCGCATCCTGAAGGGGCAAGTAATTTCAAGTATGATAATGGCGATATGATGATCACCTATGGACTCTCGCTTCTTCAGCTTCTGTCCTCTACCATGAAGCCGAAGGAACTCAATGATGCCATGGGCAATCTTCTCGCTCTTGGAGAAAACTTCAGGCCGGGTAATCGCAATACTCGTCCCATGGGGTACTTCCATCTCAATGGAACTCCGCTTGATGGTGCGTTGCTTTGCCTTCCGAGCATCGTGAATGCTTTCCGCAAGCGTAACAAGCTGCAGATCGTCAATACGATCATCCTTACCGATGGTGAGAATTCCTATAGTCCCGAGATCAATGACAAGGAATATGCCCGTTGGGGTAATAAGGTTCTTGTGGTTCGCGACAAGGTGACCAAGGCTGAGTATACCTGTTCTATGCATGGTGGTGAAGAACTTACCAAGATTCTCCTCAAGAACCTTGAGGATCGTACCAATGCAAACGTCATTGGTTACTATCTGGTCAGTGGATCTTCTCGTACCCTGAGGCAGGCTATTAGTCCGTATTTTCCTGACGATATTGAGAATGCGTTCAATAAGTTCAATGAAAAGAGGTACGTGGAGATCACCAGTAGGGGTTACACCTACTACTATGTGATCAAGGGTAACAATCTTCAGATTGAAACTGAGGAGCTGGATATCGGTCGTGCAACTTCTGCCAAGGCTATTGCCAAGGCATTTGGAAAGTACTCCAAGAACAAGTTGGACAATCGTGTCATGCTTTCCAGGTTCATTGAAAAGATTTCGGCTTGACATTCCCAATCTTGTATTGTATTCTTAGATCATAACCTGAGAGGAAATAAATGTCTCTGACCAACAAGCAGATTGCCTTCATCAAGCTGGCAAACGCAAACGGTTTTACCAGCACGATTTCCCGCAAGGACGCAAAGGCGCTTTGCAAGGCTAATGACTTCAAGTGGCCGCGATGGATTGCGATTGACGACCAGTATCGTCACGCTCGCGGCGTCTATAGGCTTCCCAAGATTGATAGTGAGGTAAGTGTGCCTAAGGTTTCTCGGATTGATACGCCCGTGCAGCAGGCTCCTGCACCGACCATGAATCTTCAGGTTCTTGGTACGAATGTGGCGGAATCGCTCATTCCAATGCCCAATCGCAAGTATGTGCCATTTGGCAACTTTGCCGATGTTGAGGCTATCATTTCTTCCACTCTATTCTATCCGATCTATGTCACGGGTCTGTCTGGCAACGGCAAGACCATGATGATTGAGCAGGTCTGTGCCAAGGCTCGGCGCGAGATGGTTCGCGTCAATATCACGGCCGAGACTGACGAAGACGATCTTATCGGCGGCTTCCGTCTGATTGATGGTCAGACCGTGTGGCATAATGGTCCTGTGGTCATGGCCATGGAGCGTGGTGCTGTACTGCTCCTGGACGAGGTTGACCTTGGTTCAATTAAGCTGATGTGCCTTCAGTCCGTGCTTGAGGGTAAGCCGATCTTCATCAAAAAGATCAACAAGCTGGTTCAGCCTGCCAAGGGCTTCACGGTTGTTGCTACTGCAAACACCAAGGGTAAGGGTTCAGACGATGGTCGCTTCATTGGCACCAACGTGATGAACGAGGCTTTCCTTGAGCGTTTTTCCATCACCCTTGAGCAGGAGTATCCGCCTGCTGTAACCGAGAAGAAGATCCTTCTCAACATCCTGGATCGCTCTGCGGACAATGACAAGGAGTTTGCCGAGCTGCTTATCAAGTGGGCAGAGGCAATTCGCCGCACCTATTATGATGGTGGTGTGACCGAGATCATTTCCACTCGTCGTTTGGTGCATATCTGCGAGGCGTATAACATCTTCTCCAAGGATCGCAAGAAGGCGATTCAGCTCTGTCTCAATCGGTTTGATGCGGACACCAAGAATTCGTTCATGGATCTGTATACCAAGATTGATGCTGAGGTCAATCCTCCTGTGGTTGCTGCGCCTGGCACCGACAGCCCGACTGTTCAGGCTGAGATGTCGCTTGAGGACAAGATCAAGGCGGCTGACGAAATTCCCTTCTGAAAATACTTGACATTCCATTTCAACATTGATATAATGTTGAATAATGGAGCGACGTTCTTGGTTGCTCGTCACTCCGTTTCTCTCTAGTGCAACCTTTTGTTATGGAGTAAAATATATGGCTAAGATCTCTGCTAAGACTCGTATGCTTCAGGCTCTCAAGGGCAATGGCGCATACAACACCTTCTCGGTTGCTCAGGGTCGCAATCGTTTCGGTGTGACGAATGTTTCAGCTCGTATCGCTGAGCTGCGTCAGGATGGTCATTCCATCTATACGAACGTTCGTCGTCGTGGCGATGGCAGCAAGGTCCGCGTCTATCGTCTTGGCACTCCGACCAAGGCCATGAAGGCTGCGGCTCGCAAGACGAAGACTCGTCGTTCTGCCTGATTCAATAGTTCATATTGAGTCCATGAAGGGGAAGAGAAATCTTCCCCTTCTTCATTTGCTAACTAAATAGGAGTATGGTTTAGTAATTACTTTTTTGATTGGAGTACACTATGGAAATTTCTATCTCAGTTGACGAACTACGCAAAAGAAAGTTGTTTATCGCCACACCAATGTATGGTGGTATGGCAAATGGACTTTACATGAAGTCCTGTCTAGATCTACAGTCTATACTAAATCAATATGGCGTTGAAGCCAAGTTTTCATTTCTATTCAACGAATCCCTCATCACTCGCGCAAGAAATTATTTGACTGATGAGTTTTTGAGAAATGAACAGTTTACTCATCTTCTATTTTTGGATTCGGATATTCACTTTAATCCACAAGATGTTGTCACGATGCTTGCACTTGACAAGGACATCATTGGTGGACCATATCCCAAGAAGTCAATCAATTGGGGTAATGTTGCAAACGCCGTAAGAAGCAAGCCTGATATTGAGGCTGGAGAACTTGAAGGATTGGTTGGCGAATTTGTATTCAATCCTGTTGCTGGAACAAAGCAGTTCTCTATTACTGAACCACTTGAAGTCATGGAAATCGGAACAGGTTTCATGATGATCAAGCGAGAGGTCTTCAAGAAGTTTGAAGACGCATATCCAGAGTATCGTTACAAGCCAGATCATGTTGGTCAAAAGCATTTTGACGGCTCGCGATACATTCATGCATATTTTGATACGATCATTGATCGTGGACCAAATGCTCCTGGCTCATCCGAGAGATACCTTTCAGAAGATTATTTCTTCTGTCAGATGAGCCGTAAAATCGGCATCAAGATTTGGTTGTGCCCGTGGATGAAGACGCAACACGTTGGCACATATGCGTTTACTGGTGATCTTCCAAGAATTGCACAGTATACGGGACGTATATGATTATTGGATTTGTTGGTACTATCGGTAGCGGTAAAGGAACTGCTGGCGATATATTGGCGCAGCGGGGCTTCTTTACTGAAAGTTTCGCTGCGCCTCTAAAGGATATAACTGCAAGTCTTTTCGGTTGGCCAAGACATCTTGTCGAAGGTGATACAACTGAGTCTCGCGAATTTCGTGAAACAAGAGACGAGTGGTGGTCCAATAGATTCGGCAAAGATATCACTCCGCGTTTGATATTGCAGCTCATTGGTACTGAGTGTATGCGCGAGTGTATACACTCAGACTTCTGGGTTGCGTGTCTCGAAAGACGAATAAAGCAGAATCACGATTATGTGATTACAGATGTTCGTTTTCCTAACGAGATTGATTCCATTCACAAGATGGGTGGAAAGATTGTAGAGATTCAACGCGGAAAACCTGCGGATTGGTATGTACATGCTTGCATGTATAACAATGGCGATTCTGGTGTAAAGCCTAGTGCTCATTATTCGGAGTGGGCATGGATGGGATACAAGACTGACTACACATTGAACAATGATGGGTCTTTGGAAGACCTTGAAAATGACATTGAATTGATGCTTGAGTGCTTGACACCACCAAGGTAAAGTGATACTATTATCTTCATACAACTATGGAGTTTTGTTATGAAATTCTCACAAGAGACGATGAATGTCTTGAAGAACTTCTCCCAAATCAATCAGGGAATCTTCTTCAAGAAGGGTGATGTAGTTTCAACTATCTCACCTCAGAAAAACATTTTGGCCGAGGCTACAATCAAGGAAAGTTTTCCAAGAGACTTCGGCATCTATGATCTTCCAAACTTTCTGAGTGTGCTTTCTCTTAGCAAGGAAGATCCAGAAGTTGCTTTTGAAGACAAGCAGCTTACCCTCATTGGCAACAATGGTCGTGCGACGATCACCTATCGTTATACTGATGCATCTATGATTGTTTGTCCGCCAGACAAGAAGCTGACTGTACCATCTGCAACGGTATCGTTTGATCTTACTGAAGTTGATCTTGCTTGGGTATCTCGTTGTGCTGCAGTACTTCAGCAGCCAAACGTATCCATCGAGAGTGATGGTGAAAAGGTGTATGTGTCTACATTCGATTCAACAAATGATTCCACACATACACAGAAACTCACGATTGCTGATGGCAATGGTGAGACATACAAGTTTGTTCTTCGCACCGAAAACCTGAAGCTGCTGCCAGCAGATTACAAGGTTGAGGCTACCAAGGGAATTATCACATTCTCCGCGAAGAACTCGGCAATCAAGTATTGGATTGCAACTGAAAAGACAAAGGAGTGATCAATGTCTACAATTGGAAACAATAGTGGTGTTCCTTCTCTGGATCCAGAGGAGATCAAGAAGATTGTTGATGCCGTCAATGTCATCAATGATAGCATGACGCGAGTTGCTGCCGAGCGTGATCTTGTAAAAGAGACAGTCAATAGGATTCATGAGGAAACAGGTTTTCCTAAGAAGCTGTTGCGTCGTATTGCAAAGACACATTATCAGAGATCCTTTGAAATGGATCTACAAGAAAATCGTGACTTTGAAAGCACATACGAGACGATCACCAACAAGAAGTAAGTTCTATGGCTAAACAGAGATACGCCACATGCACTTGTGAAGGTTGTTACGTCAGATTGCCAAAAAATGAGGCATATTATGATGATGTAACAGTTGAAATAGGTGGATGGGAAGGATCTTCTGAAGGCTCTTACTCTGGAAGTGGGCGTAGATCATCCAAAAATAATTATGGTTGGTCTAGTTATGGGTCTACTCGTAGTTCCAGTTCCAGTAGAACACATTATCGGCATCGTAGATTGTGGTACTGTTTTGACTGCTACAATAATCTGCTAGAAGCAAGAGTAAAGGCCGAAGAGGAAAGAGAAGAGCGAGAAAGACGAGAAGCTGAAAGAAGAAGACTTGAAAAAGAGCAGAGAAGACCCTTTGTTATCTTCATTTGGTTCTGTATAATAACCCTCATCATCATGTTGTTCGCAAAGCCGTAGGAGATTTGGAATGTCTAATAATGATCAATTCTTGTGGACCGAGAAGTATCGCCCACAGAAAGTTGCAGATTGCATTCTACCAGAAAGCATCAAGAGTGCATTTCAGGAATATGTAAATCAAAAAAACATTCCAAATCTTCTTTTGACAGGTGGTCCTGGCGTTGGTAAGACGACTATCGCCAAGGCCATGTGCAATGAAGTTGGTTGTGACTTCATGGTCATCAATGGTTCGGATGAACGAGGCATTGATGTTCTTCGTACCAAGATCAAGACGTATGCATCTTCCATGAGTTTTTCTGGCGGCAGAAAAGTCGTCATCATTGATGAAGCGGACTATCTAACGCCAGAAGCACAAGCAGCCATGCGAGCTGCTATTGAAGAGTTTGCATCCAATTGTTCTTTCATCTTTACCTGCAATTACAAGGCTCGCTTGATTGAAGCCATTCATTCACGTTGTTCCGTGATTGAGTTCAAGATCAAGAATGGCAACAAGGTGAAGATGGCGGCTGGCTTTCTAAAAAGAATTCAGAGTATTCTTGATCAGGAAAAGATCAAGTATGACAATGGTGCTCTTGTTCAGATCATTCAAAAGCACTTTCCAGACTATCGTCGCGTATTGAATGAGTTGCAGAGATATGCCGTTCGTGGCGAGATTGACTCTGGCGTACTTGCACAAGTTGGTGATGTCAACCTCAAGGAACTTGTTGGTTTCTTGAAGGAGAAAGACTTCACGGCTATGCGTAAGTGGGTTGCGACAAACTCTGATGCTGATCAAAACAAGATCTTCCGTCAGATCTATGATGCGATGTATGATACCATGCAGCCACAGTCTATTCCACAGGCTGTGATCGTGTTGGCTGATTATCAATACAAGTCGGCGTTTGTTGCTGATCAAGAAATCAACATGGTTGCATGTTTGACAACCATCATGATGGAGTGTTCGTTTAAATAATGCTAAATCCTAGACAGCTTAAAGTATTAAAGTCGTTTAATTGGAATAATATATTTTCCGATGCTCTTGCATGTGATGCCTTAAACGAGGCTCAAAATAGATTTTTGAAAGGTAGAATCATAGAGAAATCGATTGAATGGAATAGTAATGGTCATTTGACATACATTGGTGATAAGCATAAGGATTTTGATTGGGTCGAAGAGAAATTTGAAGTTGAAATGAAAAGTGTAACATCTTATAGGATTTATGGTAAAAAAGGTCAGATAAAAGGAAAATTTGAAATACTACTTAGCAGTGTGATGGGCAATAAGAAACAGACACCTATTGAATCCGAAATATGCGATCTTATATTGATACTTTATCGTGATGGTGCATTTGTTCTTGAGAAAGAAAATGTACTTAAAAACATACAATCTTATGAGGATGGATTACGAGTTAGAGGACATACGTCATGCTTGATTCCATTGACTGGATTAATTCAAGAGAAAAATATTGTAAAGAATCCAAAGTTTTTGAATTTTCCTATTCACTTGAATAAATTGATAGAGAGTGCTATAAAAGATTCATATGCTTGAGGTTTATGATAATGGACTTGTTTAAAGATATTTTACCATCAATTCAAAAGACAAAGAAGGATTTGTCAGATGAGCCAGACTTTAAAAAGTCGTATAATGCATTTGTGGTCAATCGTGCGCTATCATATCATGTGGATTCTATACTCCACGCCAATGAAATGAATAGTAGGCATGGATTGGACGAAAATCTACAATATCATTTTTATCTAAATAGTATACGATCTATGAAACGCAAGTTTCAGCCGTGGGTCAAAAAAGAGAAGAATGATATTCTGGAGGCCGTAAAAGAGTACTACCAGTTTTCCAGCGCAAAGGCATTAGAGGCGATGCGTCTTCTCTCCACTGATCAGGTTGATCATATAATAAGTATAACAAAAAAAGGTGGAGTGGGTAATGTGGAGCGTAGAAGACATGGTGGAGGTGACGCTAAAAGAGCGTGATGACTTCCTAAAGGTCAAGGAAACATTGACCAGAATTGGCGTAGCCTCAAAGAAGGATCAGACACTCTATCAATCTTGTCATATTCTTCACAAGCAGGGTAAGTACTATATCGCACATTTCAAGGAGTTATTTGCACTTGATGGCAAGCCAACAAATTTCTCCGAAGGCGATATTGCAAGAAGAAACTCAATTGCAAATCTATTGGCTGAATGGGGTCTTGTTGGGCTAGTAAAGCCAGAGAGAACAGCAGATCCAGTATCGCCACTAAATCAAATCAAGATACTGGCCTTCAAAGACAAAAATGATTGGCAACTTGTAGCAAAATATAATATTGGTAAGAAAAAGATTGAAACTGAATAATTGAAGGAGTTTATATCATGGCAACAAAATTGAAGTACTACAAGATACATCCGCAAGTACAAGCACCAGTCTATTCAACGACTGATGCTGCTTGTTTTGATATCTTTCTATGTACATTTGGTGTAATGTCGTTTGAAGGATATGATGATACGGGAAAGAAGTTTAGTCGGCTATTAACAAGCGATGGTGGTGTAACGATATGTCCAAGAGATCGTGTGCTTGCACCCACTGGATTGATCTTTGATATTCCAAAAGAATACTCAGTACGCATTCATCCTCGCTCGGGTCTTTCCTTGAAAGAGGGTCTAACGCTTGCAAATGCTGAAGGTGTAATTGATTCTGATTATATGGAAGAAACTTTCGTCATGTTGACAAACATTACAACTAGAAACATAGTTGTACCCAATCTATCTAGAATTTGTCAAGGTGAACTTGTACGCAATAATAGAGCAGCATTTGAAGAAGTAAAGGCAAGACCAACACGCGATAACACAAATCGTAAGGGCGGATTTGGTTCTACAGGCACAAAGGTACTTGACAATCCTACTGCGAATACTATATAATATACAGACTAGCGCCAAATGGGCTAGTCGTTTTCAACTTGCTTAAAAGGAGTTAACATGACATTCGCATACGGTCGTAATCTGCTTCCTTCAACTGTTGGTTTTGATAGACTTCTATCTACTCTAGATGAAGCACTAAATATTCCCGAGAAGGTACTTACCTCTTATCCTCCATACAACATCGCTAAAGTTAGCGAAGACAAGTATGTAATTGAATTGGCAGTTGCCGGATTCAAGAGAGAAGAGATTGATATCACTCTTGAGGATAGCAAACTAACAATTCAGGGAAACGCAAAGAAAGATGAGGACGGAAGTAAAACTTATTACCATCGTGGCATTGCTCTTCGTAATTTTACCCGTGTATTTACTCTCGCTGATACGGTAGTAGTAAATAGTGCTGATCTTGTTGATGGAATGCTTGTAGTTGAACTACAGAATATCATTCCAGAAAGCAAGAAGCCAAGAAAGATTTCCTTGGGCGGCACACAAAAAGTTCTCGCTTCAGAATAATTTCTGAATAAATAATCACACTTATTTCAACAACTAACCAGTCACCGTGGGCAATATCGTTCACGGTGACTTTCTATCTAGAAAGGATACTTTGATGGAACAATACTGGGGTTATCACGCCATGCTTGATTGTCGCGCCTGCGATATTGAGTCAATCAAGAGTTATGATAATGTCTATAATTTTGCCAAAAGTCTTGTGAATGCCATTGATATGAAAGCCTTTGGAGAACCCCAGATTGTTCATTTTGGTGAGGGAAACAAAGCAGGATTTACTCTTGTTCAGCTCATTGAAACAAGCAATATCTGTGCTCATTTCTGCAATGACACGGGCGATGCCTACATTGATGTATTTTCTTGCAAGCCATATGATCGTGATGTAGTTCGCGACGAGATCATCAAGTTCTTCAAGCCTCGTCAGATTACAGTAAACTATCTTGAAAGACAGGCATGAGAGATGAGCGGTGTATCATATATGGGTCGGCATGTTATTGCTGATCTACATGATGTATCGGCTGAAGTTCTTGGCTCAATTGATTTTTGGAAAGAAATCCTAATCGATGGAGCCAAGAAATCAGGTGCAACAGTTCTAAGCGATCACTTTCATCATTTTGGTGAGGGTTATGGCATTACTGGTGTAATTGTCTTGGCCGAGAGTCATATTTCAATTCATACATGGCCTGAAAAAAACTATGCTGCAATTGATGTGTTTATGTGTGGTACTTGTGATCCTGAAGTTGCAGTAGATCATATTACGAGCAAGATAAATACTTTTGTCAAGAAAGACTTGATTTATCGTAAGTGATTTGATATACTGCATTTGAGTTTTGGAGATTTTATCATGAGATATATTGGATACTCAGTCTCTCGTTGTATACGCGACATAGTAAAGAAGCGTGTCAATATCTACGCAGTAGAAGTTATCATTGGTCGTACCTCAATAGAAAATGAGCAGCATGTAGCAGAAGTTGCTCGCGGATATCACAGTCTACCAAAGGGCGATTATCGTTCTTGGAATGATTTGGATTATGATGCATGTCATGGAGTTCTTCTGGAACTGTATCGTGATGGTAAGTTACATCAGCCAAGATTGTTTGGTAAGTATCCAATTCGCATGGACAATCATTGGGGTGTGATTGCTCCGTTTCCCATGAGCGCATTCTGATGAGAGCCGTTGTTATAATTCCAACAACAGGCGACAAAAAAGTCCTAGAAGCAATCAAGAGCGTCGAAAATCAAACTTATGCTGATACGAGTTATCTCGTCGTTGTTGATGGTAACAAGTTCAAGCATAAGTTTGATGATCTGTTTGTAAATTCTGATCCATACATGCCACCTAAAGATGTCGTGTATCTAAAGCACAACACAGGTGCTGATGGATTCTACGGTCATCGCATATATGCAGGATTCTCGCATCTGGTGAATGAAGATATTGTTCTCTTTCTTGATCAGGACAATTGGTTTGAGCCAGATCATGTTGAAAAACTTATAAGCATAATTCAAACTGAAAATCTTACATGGGCTCATAGCCTTCGCAACATCTATGACAAAGACAACAATTTTCTTTGTCGTGATGATTGCGAAAGTTTAGGTAAATGGCCTGTGTGGAATGGTCTAGATAATTTTCATGTAGACACATCTGCATATGCATTTCGTCGTGAATTCATATCTCAAGTCGCATCGCTTTGGCACTCTGGTTATGCTGGTGATCGTCGCTTTTTCAATATGGTTAGAACAATACCAAATGCGCCATATGGCACAAGTGGTGCATACACATTGAATTATAGACTTGATGGTAATCCAAATTCAGCGTCACCCGACTTCTTTCTTCATGGCAATAGAGTCATGGAGCAAAAATATTATGGAAAATATCCTTGGAGAAAAGCATGAGTAACATAAAAATTGAATATATGCAACAGTATGGCTCTGGTAAGATATTTGTAGAGACTGGAACATATCTTGGAGATACCGTTGAACTTGCATTGAATGCAGGATTTGAGTATGTACATACTATTGAAGTGGATCAAGGTATGTATGATAAGTGTCACGCACGATTCAAGGATAATTCTAAGGTCAAGTTGTGGCTTGGTGATTCGGTAGATATCATTCCACAGATTGTTGATGAATTGATAGAACCAGCAACATTTTGGCTTGATGCTCATGCAAGTGGTCCACTTCAAGGTGGTCGTTATGCACCATGTCCACTTGTGCTGGAACTTGAAGCAATCTATGGAAAGAAGAAGTTGCGTTTTACTGAACGTGGCTCTGAAATGTTTCGCGAAAAGTCTTCAATAGATACACACACGATCATGATTGATGATCGGCGTCTATTGGGTTCTGCTGAATGGGGATATGTGCAAGAGAAGCAGATCATGGATCTTCTATTTGCAATCAATCCAAACTATAAGATTCATTATCTTGATGGTCATCAAGCCAATGATATCATTTGTGCTACGGTGAGATAACATGAAAGATCTTATTTTAGGATGCATCACAAATTACACTTTTGACAAGATTGCAAACTGGGTCAATTCAATTGAACGTTCGGGCTTTACTGGACACAAAGTTGTCATTGCATATAATGTTGGATTTGACATTGTAGATGAACTAACAAAAAGAAACTTTACTGTAGTCACTTTCAATCGTGATGACGCGAATAGACGATTTACATATCGTGAAAATTTCAATATTGTCGTTGATCGTTTCTATCATTCTTGGAAAGTATTGAGTGATATTGAAAACGAGGTGCGATATGTGATAGCCACGGATGTTAGAGATGTTGTTTTTCAAACAAATCCTACAGAATGGTTAGATAGTCTTTTGCCCTCAGAATTTAATACGTTAATTGCATCAACCGAAGGGATTAGATATAAGAATGAAGTTTGGGGAAACAACAATATGAAGTTGAGTTTTCCTTTCGTTCATGAATACATGATGAATAGGGGCATTTATAATGCGGGTGTCATGGCAGGAAAAGTGTCTGTAATCAAGGATTTGTTCTTGAATATATTCATGATCTGTGCTAATATGCCTCATACTATTCCTGGTGGAGGTGGACCAGATCAAGCTGCATATAACGTATTGCTAACAATGAATCAGTATGAAAATATCACACGATTTACTATTGCCAAAGATGCATGGGCAGCACAACTTGGAACAGTTGCTGATCCAAACAAGATAAATCAGTACAGACCATACTTGACAGACTTTGAGCCAGTCATTCAAAACGGCGAAGTCTTCAATAACGAAGGTCGTAAGTACTGCATTGTTCATCAATACGATAGAGTGCCGAATCTTCTTCCACTAATTAATTCAAAATATGGAACATGACATGTCAGATGTAATTAGAATCAATACTGCAACAAACGCTTTTCAAAAAGTTGAAAGACCATTAACGATTGCCGAATATAAAGAGCAAGGAAAATGGCCATTTGATTTTATTTCTGGAAAAGGTCTTGTTAGTGTAATCAACAATCTATCTGTAAGTCTAGATAGAAATGTTGTTGGACTAGAAATTGGTATTTGTAAAGGTGAAAACATTGTTCACTTCTTTGAACAGACAAATAGAATCGACAAGATTCATTGTATTGATCCATATCTACCATACATGGATTGGGTTGGACCAGTAACGCAAGAGGATATGGATCTATGGTATGATATCACGATGAAGAATTTTGCTCCGTACATGGACAAGATCGTGATGTACAAGGACACATCAGACAATTGCGTAAGCAAGTTTAAAGATGGACAATTTGACTACATCTTCATAGATGGCGATCATTCATATGAAGGTGTTATTAAAGACTTATATAATTATTATGACAAGTTAAGAGTTGGTGGTATTTTTTCTGGTCATGATATTAATCTTCCAGACGTTCAAAGAGCATTGAAAGAGTTTAGATCAATAAAGGGTATTGAAAAAGAAATGAAGTTTACTGATGTAAACGTTTGGTACTGGGTAAAGTAATGCAAAAGAAACCATTGAAACTTGGATTTGTTGACGTATGCACATCCGAGTTTTATGAGACGATTCTATCTCAAAGATATGACTTGACGATAGATAATGAAAATCCAGATTTTCTTTTCTTTGGTGATGAAAACTTTGGAACAAAAAATCTCCAATACTCAAAAGATAAGTGCATAAAGATTTTTCATACTGGCGAAAATCGTAGACCAGAAAATTATGATTGTCATTATGCCACGACTTTTGATCATAATCCTAATCCATGGCATTATAGATTACCTGGTTATGCTTTGGTTCCATTCTTCTATAAGAAATTTGAGTTTACACATATTTTTAATGCACACAACATCAAGCATCTAAAAACAAAGTTTTGTGTGTTTATACATCGCAATCCAAACAACAATGTGCGAAATGCTGTATTTCATGAACTATGCAAGTATAAGAAAGTTGATAGTGCCGGACCATTATTTAATAATATTGGACATGTAATTAGTCCAGACTATGATGCAAAACTTGATTTTATCAAGAACTACAAGTTTGTTCTTTCATTTGAGAATAGTCCACATCCAGGATATGTGACTGAAAAGATAATGGATGGATTCTATGTCAATTCGGTTCCAATCTACTGGGGTTCATCTACGATAGATCTAGACTTCAATGAAGCATCTTTCATCAATGCGGGAAATTTTGATTCAATGGAATCATTCATCAATTATGTAATCAAGATTGATAACGATGATACACTATACAACAACATGATTTCACAACCAAAACTAAAGCATGGTCTTCCCCCTTCGTGCATGATTTATGATAATTTCTTGAATTGGTTTGATGCTATTGTATACAATAAATTATATCCGAGAGTGAAATGAAAAAGCACAAGAAGATCATTGTATGGGGTGCAAAATATGAAACGGGACACACTCATGCATTTACACATGCAGCTTTTGTCAAAGGCGCACAATACCTAAATGAAGAAGTCTATTGGCTTGACGATACAGACAATGTTGATCCTTCATTCTTTGACGATTCGCTAATCGTATCAGAACATTGGATAGCAACAACACACCCAAGAAGTCATCGTCTACCACTAAGAAAGTCATCAACATATGTGATGAATTACTTGGGCAACAAGAAAGGCACCGACAATCCGGGCGCTTCATATTATCTTGGTAGAGTTGGAAGAATCATAGATTTTAGATTTGCAAACAATTGGTCTGACAAATATTGGGAATACAAATACGAACCTGAAAAGTATATCCCAATAAATGATGGTGTTTCTCATCTAGAAAGAGGATCTGAATACGATAATTTCTATAGCATGTGGGCTACAGATCTCATGCCAAACGAGATCAATTTTGATGATTGCTTGACACCATGGAAAGAACCAAAGCACGTTTTCTTTTCTGGTACAATTCGTGAAGACAATCGTGATCAATTTGAGCCATTTATTCGTGCATGTTCAGAAAATAAAATGAATTTTTACTTCAATGATGTGTGGCGTCAAGTTCTAACGATTGAATCCGTTAAGAGAGCATCACTTGATGCGTTTCTTGCTCTTGAACTTCGTCCAAAGTTTCATGTTGATATTGGATACAAGTCATGTCGCGCATTCAAGGTCATTAGTTATGGGCAACTTGGCATGACAAACTCTCGCGCTGTTTATGATTTCTTTGATCAGGAAATTGCATTTCATGAAGATCCGTATCAGCTATTCCATGTAGCATCAGAGATGCGAAACAATCCAAAGACAAAAGATCTTGTTCTCAATCAAATGAAGAAGGTAAAAGAGAAGCATACATATGCTAGTAGGATGAAGGATATTATTACTGCTTGTGAAATGTGAGGTTTATTATGGGCACCATTCTGGTTACTGGCGGCGCTGGTTATATTGGTAGTATTTTCGTAGAACAATTATTGAAAATAGGCGGTCATAGAGTTTGTGTTCTTGACAATCTATATTACAATAATCAATCATCTCTAAATCACTTGATGCATGATCCATATTTGGAAGTCAGACGCGGAGATGTTCGCAAGCCAAGTGACATAGATCCACTGCTCAAGAAAGCAGACATTATCGTCCCACTTGCCGCTCTCGTTGGCGCACCAATATGCAATAGAGATCCAGTTGCAGCATCTTCCACAAATAAAGACGCAATATTTGAAATGCTGGACAAGATTAGTCCAGAACAAACTATCATCATGCCTACGACAAATAGTGCATATGGTTCTGGTGACAAGGATAATTTTTGTACGGAAGAGTCGCCTCTGAATCCAATCTCACTTTATGCCAGAGACAAGGTTGAAGTAGAAAAGAGGTTGATGCAGCATAAGAATGCAATTAGCCTAAGGCTTGCTACCGTGTTTGGCATGTCGCCTCGTATGCGTCTTGATTTGCTTGTAAATGATTTCACATATCGTGCTGTGCATGATGGATTTGTCGTTCTATTTGAAAGTCACTTCAAGAGAAACTATATTCATGTTCGCGATGTATCAAATGCATTTATTCATTGCATGAATAACTTTGAAAAGATGAATGGTCAAATCTACAATGTCGGTCTTTCAAATGCAAATATATCCAAACTTGAATTGTGCAAGATGATCAAGAGTCTTGTTCCAAAGTTTACTTTCATGGAAGCACCATATGGACAAGATCCAGATCAACGCAACTACATAGTATCAAACGCTAAGATTGAAGCAACTGGATTCAAGCCAGAATACTATCTACAGGATGGTCTTGTTGAATTGATCAAGGGCTATGAACTTATTCGTAATACTCGTCATGGAAATGTGTGATGATCATAATAAGAACTCCGTATAGAATTTCATTCTTTGGTGGCGGCACGGATTATCCTGCTTGGTATAGGGAGCATGGTGGCTGTGTCTTGTCCACCTCCATAAACAAGTGCAGTTTTCTTGTTCTTAGAAAGTTGCCGGAAATATTCGACTATAGATACAAGATTCGTTACTTTGCTGATGAAACAACAAAGTGCGTGGACGACATCCAGATACCAGTCATTCGCGAAGCAATCAAATACATGAATTTTGAAGACGGATTGGACATCACACATCATGGTGATCTTCCAAATCGCACAGGCATCGGATCAAGTTCAAGTTTTACTGTATCACTAATTCACGGATTGGCTACTCTCAAGAATGAACAAATTACCAAGAGAGATCTTGCTCGCAAGTCGATCTATCTGGAGCAAAATGTTCTTCGTGAAGCTGTTGGATCGCAAGATCAAGTTGCCGCTGCATTTGGCGGTTTCAATAGAATTGAATTTGGCGGATATACGGATTTTACTTGCTACTCGTTGCATCTCAAGAAGGATATTCTACAGGAACTTGAGTCGTGGGTTCAATTATTCTTTACAGAGAAACTTCGCAATTCATTTGATATCGCCGAGAAGAAGATAACAAATATTAGTTCAAAAAAAGTTGATCTAAACATCATGAAGGACTTGACACATGAAGCAGAGCGTGTATTATATGAACATAGAATATATGACTTTGCAAATCTTCTCAATGATCAATGGAAACTAAAGAAAAGCATGGAGTCATCAATCACAAACACCGAGATTGATGATATCTACGACAAAGGCATTCAGGCTGGTGCTGTAGGAGGAAAGTTGTTGGGTGCTGGTGGTGGTGGATTCATTCTATTCTTGACACCGCCACATATGCAAAAGAAAGTTGCTGAGAAGTTGAAACTCAGACAAGTACCATTGAACTTTGACTATCTTGGAAGTCAATTGATTTATCACGATTATCAGAATTGAGGTTATCATGAAAAAGATTTATGTTGCTGGGCATAGCGGTCTCGTAGGGTCTGCTATTGTTAGAATGTTGCGTGAGCATGGTGAAACAAACATTGTCACACGCACATCAAAAGAACTTGACTTGACAAATCCTATTGCAGTTGAAGAATTCTTCACGCAAGAAAAGCCAGATGAAGTCTATCTTGCTGCTGCAAAAGTTGGTGGTATCGTAGCAAATAATACTTTTCCTGCGGACATGATTAACATCAATCTACGCATACAAACGAATGTAATTGATACAGCATATCGTCATGGCGTGCAAAAGTTGTTGTTCTTGGGATCAACGTGCATCTATCCTCGCGAATGCCCACAACCGATCAAGGAAGAATATCTACTCACAGGTCATCTTGAAATTACAAATGATGCATATGCAATCGCAAAGATTGCAGGAATAAAGATGTGTCAAGCATATAATCGTCAACATGGAACTGATTATCGTGCTGTAATGCCGAGCAATGTATACGGACCTGGCGATAATTTTCATCCAGAAAACAATCATCTCGCGGCTGGGCTAATGCGTAAGTTTCATGAAGCAAAGTTCAACGAAACAAAAGCGGTTTTATGGGGAACTGGAACACCTCGTCGCGAATTTCTATATTGCGATGATCTTGCTCGTGGATGCATTCATGTATTGAATGCTCCAAAAGATGAGTTTGCAAAGACGGGTGGATTCGTCAATCTTGGTCCGGGATACGATCTAGAGATTCGCGATTTTGCTGAGATACTTGCAAAAGTCGTTGGATATAATGACGACTTCTTGTATGATTCATCTCGTCCTGACGGTACTATGCGTAAGCTGACGGACGTATCAAAAGCACATGCACTTGGCTGGAGACCTCAGATTTCTCTTGAAGATGGACTAAGAAGAATGTATAATTGGTACGTTGATGGTCTCAAGAATGGAACAGTAAGAACATGAAGTATGTTGTGACTGGTGGAGCAGGTTATATCGGTAGTCATGTAGTTGATGAACTATTAAGACGTGGTCATGAAGTTGTGGCAATTGATAATCTATCCACTGGTCAAATGAGATTTATTGAGCATAATCTAGATAACAAGAACTTTACATTTGTTCGGGGTGATATCAATGGGAATCTTTCTTTTCTTGGCGATACTGACGCGGTATACCATTTTGCTGCGAATGCTGACATAAGAAAGGGGTTCAAGAATCCAAATCTTGACTTCAAGAACAACATTGAAGGAACAATGAATCTATTGCAATCCATGAACTACCATGGAGTCAAGAGGATGATATTTGCATCAACTTCGGCAGTTCTTGGAGAAGTTGATAGAGAAAGATTGCCTGCTTCCGAGAGAGTTGCCATGCCAGAGCAAACCTCGTTGTATGGCGCATCAAAGTTGGCGGGTGAAGGTTTGATTTCTGCATTTTGCGAAGGCTTTGATTTTGAAGCATATGTTTTTCGTTTCGTGACTGTTCTTGGTCCAAGATATCCACACGGCTTTGCATTTGACTTCGTCAAGAAACTCTTGAATAATCCATATTATCTAGAAGTTCTTGGTGATGGCACAGGAATAAAGAGTTCCATTCATGTGTCAGATGTTGTTTCGGCCGTGACTATGATTGGTGAAGATATCAGACCAGCAAGAGACAAGAAGCGACGATATGAAGTATTCAATATTGGTAATGATGTCACATATCGAGTCTCTGATGCAGCACAATGGGTTGCGAATGCGATGGGCGTGACTCCAGACATCGTATATGGAAATACGTTAAAGGGTTGGCCTGGTGATATTCCTTATATTCATCTGGATACATCAAAGATCAAATTGTATGGATGGAAGTCAAATTATACACCAAAGCAAGCCATACATGAAACTGTTGATTGGCTTCTTCACAATCGCTGGATATATGAGGTTCGTCAATGAGCACGATTGTAATCGTGAGTGGCGGATTTGATCCGATTCACTCTGGTCATATCGAATACTTCAAGTCCGCAAGAATGTTTGGCATGAGATTGTATGTTGGTGTCAACTCTGATAATTGGTTAACACGCAAGAAGGGTAACTTCTTC